CGACACATCGACTTACCATTATGTGGATAACCTTTCACGGGCCATCCGCTACGTCACGCGCCAGATCGTCGATCTTATACCGAAGATTTACGACACCGAACGTGTGGCCCGCATCATTGGCATAGACAATGAAGTCAGCATGGTGCGGATCAACCCGATGCAGCCGGAGCCCGTGCGTGTCCTTAAGGACGAGCAGGGCATCGAGATCGAGCGCATCTACAACCCGTCTATCGGCATCTACGACGTCATGGTCACGACCGGACCAGGCTACATGACCAAGCGTCAGGAAGCCCTCGACGCTATGCAGATGCTGCTTCAGTCCAACCCGGAGCTGTGGAAGGTGGCGGGCGACCTGTTCATCCGCAACATGGACTGGCCCGGCGCGCAGGAGATGGCCGCGCGGTTCGCCAAGGTGCTGGACCCGGCCGTTCTGGAGGGCACCGACGGCTCGCCCGAGGCGCAGATCATGCGCCGGCAGATGGAGGAGATGGCGGCGTCTATGGAACAGACGACGGCGCTCATCCAGCAGCTCCAGCAGAGCTATGACATGCAAAAGCTGGCGATTGACGAACAGAACACGCAGATCAAGGCTTACGACGCCGAGACAAAGCGGATGCAGGCGTTTGCAAACAGTATGCAACCCGAGCAGATTCAGGATATAGTGATGGGAACGATTGCCGCGGCGATTGATACAGGCGATCTGGTCGCCGGCAACGCGCCGATCCGCGAAACGGGAGAGATGATGTGACCTGCGAAGTTTTCATCGGTCATCTGTTCCTAGCCCGCGACGTGGCGCACTCCGCGCATCTGAACACGCGCTCCTATGCCAAGCACAAGGCTCTGGGCAAGTTTTATGGCGGCATCATCGACCTCGCGGACACGTTCGCGGAGGCGTATATGGGCCGCCATGGAATGATCGGGCCGATTGCGCTACAATCAGCCAAGAAGACGAGTAATATCGTTGATTTTCTTGAGGATTCGCTCAAGGACATTGAAGAGATGCGCTACAAGGTCTGCGACAAGGACGAGTCTGCGTTGCAGAACATCATCGACGAGATCGTCGCTCTTTATCTGAGTACGCTCTACAAACTCAAATTCCTTGCGTGAGGACATCATGGGACTTAAAGCAACTACTGTCTGCCTTGGCTATCAGCAGATTACCAGCCTGTCAGCCGCCACGGCGCTGACAGTTCCGACCGGAGCGACCGCAGCGCTGATCGTCGCCTCGACGCAGAACATCCGCTGGCGGGATGACGGCACGAACCCGACGGCCAGCGTCGGTATGCCCGTGCTGGTTGACACCTACTTCACCTATGACGGCGATCTGAACCGCATCCGGTTTATCGAACAGTCGTCGGGCGCGGTTCTGAATGTGAGCTACTACGCATGATTTTACTTCGCAGCTTCCTCTCCGGCCACATCCGAATCAAGAGGACGCTGGAGTATTATGATGCAGGAATTGGCCCCCGCGTGCCGTTCGGCGGCGGGTTCGGCCCCACCGTGTCCGTTATCTTCGCCACGGCGCTGGGCGACTACACCACGCTCTCCTCCGTCTCCTCTATGCCCACCGGCGGCGATGTGTCCCGCGCGGGCAATGCGATGCTGTATGATGCGACGGGCAAGCTGACGTATGCGCCGAATAATCTGCTGCTATCAAGCAACGCATTTAATAATGCGACGGATTGGCAGAAGATTACTGGAGGGACAGGCGTCACGCCTGTTGTGACAGGCGGACAAGCTGACCCATTTGGTGGGGCGAATGCCTCAAGACTTCAAATTGACCGTGGCGCAGGTAATACAGTCAATGATTATAGCCTTTTACGTCAGTATGTAACCGGAACGACAACAGCAATTCGGAGCGTCTGGGTAAAAAGTAACACAAGCTCAAGCCAAACATTTTTGTTGATTGGACAGGTTATACCATCTTTGGTGACGGCCACAACAAGTTGGACGCAAGTATACTACGCTAGTTCTCTGGTGACAGAGGGTCTTTTTGATATTTGCACTCAAGGGACTTATGGAACGACTGCAAATTTGGATATTCTTGTTTACAACGCCGTTTGCGCTTCTATCACATACGAAACCGCGCCGAGGTCTGCTGACGCAAACCCAAATTCGTCTGGCGTCCCACAGCCCACCACCACGTCCGCCTACTACGGCCCGCGCTTTGACTACGACCCCGTGACGCTTGCTGCGAAGGGCTTGCTGGTTGAGGGGGCGCGGACGAATTTGGTTTCTGTAGTTTCCGGGTGGACGACTACAAGCTGCTCATTTACCGGGGCATCTTTATCCGGGCCGGATGGGACAAATGTCACGCCCGTAACAGTAACCGGAACGCCGACATTCATTGAACTTGCAAGTGCTTCGATATCCAAGTCTGCTTCCGCGCTTCCTTACGCAGTCTCAATTTATGTAAAAGCTGGCACTATCGCGTCAGCCACTGGAACCTTGAGGCTTAGGGACAACGCTACCGTATCAAATCGCGTCGATGTTGTCTTTAACACTACAACGATGTCTGTTACATCAACAACTGCGTCTGGCACGTTCGGCGTTTTAACAAACTGCACATCTACATCAGTTGGCGATGGATGGTATCGTTTTGCATTTGTTGTTCTAACATCTACCGAAACATCAATTAATGCCCGTGTATATATTGGAGGTAGCCCGACAGGCACGATATATCTGTGGGGAGCGCAAGTAGAACAAGCTAACTTTGTTTCGTCGTTTATTCCAAATGGATCTACCCGCGCAGCCGAAACCCTCACGCTGACCGGCTACACCAACCGCCTTGTCGAAGCCTTCTACATCGACGAGCAGACGAATGCAGCGTCCAGCTACAATGTGAACGCCTCCAGCACGTCGCCGCTGACCATCATCAACACCGGCACGACCACGACCTACGGCTGGGGCTGGTATACGTCCCTGCGCGCCTACACGAATGCCTATGCGGGCGATATTGCCTCGCCAAGCTGGCTGTCGTTCAGCCGTGCTGGCAACGCGATGTATTACGACAGCACCGGGGCGCTGACGTGGGCACCGGCGAATTTGGTAAAATATTCGCAGGATTTTTCAAAAAATGCGTCTGGAGAATGGGTAGACTATTGGGCCGGGCCTTCATCAAGAACGGCAAACACCACGGCGGTAACGGACCCGCTTGGCGGCAACACAGCTACCAGATTGGTTCTGCCGTCATATACATCAAATCAAACGCCCGGCGTCGTCCAATACACCGCGTCCACGGCTGGCCGAAAAGTCATATCGAGCGTATGGGCGCGCGGCGCATCTGGGGGTGAGATTATCGCCATCTCTGGGGATGACACCAACTTCACATCCTATACGCTGACAACATCGTGGCAGAGGATAAGCAACGTTGTTTCTGGCGGCGCTTCTCAGATGGATATTGTCAGCTATTTGGGTTCGTCCGGGGCGTCGCAAACAATCTACTTGTGGGGCGCGCAGAGTGAATTGGCGACCTACCAACAATCCCCCCGTGCCTACATCCCGACGACCTCGGCTGCTGTCTATCAGCCACGCTATGACTACGACCCGTCCACGACCCCCGCGACACCGAGGGGGATGCTGATTGAGGAGCAGAGGGTTAATTTAATTTCTCTATCTCAAGCTATTAGCACTTGGGGTAGCAATTCAGGATTTACCCCAACAGCTAATGCGGCTATCGCGCCAGATGGAACACAAACAGCTTCTTTAATGGTTCCATCAGCTACAGCACCATATATGCTTAGGCAAGGAACTATTGCGTCTACCGTCTGCACGGCGTCCGTTTATGCGAAGGCTACAGGCTCAACTAATAGGTGGCTTTCATTTACCGATTTTGGCGCGTCTTCATCCAAAGTATGGTTTGACCTATACAATGGTGTGGTCGGAACAGTCACCGCTGGATATTCTGGGTCAATTACTTATGTCGGTAACGGGTGGTATCGGTGTGTATTTAGCCAAACTGCCGCCGCCGCTAACCCATATATTGAAATGCACGTTTCTAATGCGAACACCTCAACCACTGCCGTCGTTGATGGGGTGTCTGGTATTTACCTCTGGGGCGCACAACTCGAAGCAGGCTCCTTCGCCACCAGCTACATCCCGACTGTAGCATCCAGCGTCACCCGCGCCGCTGATGTCGCGCAGTTGACGGGGAGCGCGCTGACGACGTTGCAGGGGACGCAGATGACGCTTGCGGCGGAGGCCGTGTCGTCCGTCGCCACAAACAGATACCTTATTAATGCGCGAAAAATATCGGGCGGCAACTACGGCGACTATTACTCTCTTGGCTCTTTGTCCAGCGAAGTAAATGTCGCGACGGTAAATCAGGCCACCCTGACTTACAGCCCCGCGCCAACAACAACAACCATATTCCGTGCGGCTTTTGCTATCAAAGCAAATGACTTTGCCGCTGTAGCAAACAACGGAACTGTTCAGACGGATGGAACCGGAAGCATTGTCACAGGAATAGACCAAGGTTGGCTTGGCGGGTATTCGGACGGCGTTTATCTAAACGGATATGTCCGCTCAATGGCGCTCTACAACCAGCGGCTCCCAGACGCCATCCTCAAGCAAAAAAGTAGCGTCAACGCGCCCTACTAGGAACACCACATGCAGGAAATCGTCTTCAACTCCCACACATACGAGGCGCTACTGGCTGACGCCGAGCGGCTTGGTTTCACCTACGACGACGCGGAAGGCAACCCGCAGATTATCGTCAACGGCCCCATCTCCACGGGCGGCAGCTACTTTTTGAACGTGGTCGGAACGATCTACGAGCCTGTCGTTCCCCCGGCGAACCCGGACGACCCGTGGCCTACTCCTGTGCCGCGTGAGGGGTTCTACGGTCGCTTACGCATCAACGGCGAGCTGACCAACCCGCCATCCTTCGACCCTGCGATTACCCAATACGTCTATCAGCAGGGCGATATGGACACACCCGGCGGCTGGGTAAACGCCGCTGACGGCACGCCCGCGCCGGAGTGGGTTGCAACTGTGGGCATGATCGCTTAATATCAACATTAACCGACTGGCCGGAAAGCTAGGTAAAAAATGGAAAATGAACAGGCTGTAGCGGAGATCAGCCCCGCGCCGGAACCGGAAGCTACGGCAGCGCCGGAAACCGTTGAGACGACGCCGGAGGAACAACAGCCTTCGAAAACGTTCACTCAGGAAGAGTTGGACGCCATCGTCGGCAAACGCCTGGCAAGAGAACAGCGTAAGTGGGAAAGAGAGCAGGCCCAGCGGCTTGCGGAGTCACAGGCCCAAAAGCCCGTGGCCCCTCTGGCGGACCCGAATGATTATGAGTCTGCTCAGCAGTATGCCGAGGCATTGGCTGAGCGTAAGGCCCATGAGCTTCTGGCCCAGCGAGAGGCCGCAAGACAACAGGCGGCTATCGTCGAAGCCTATCAGGAGTTGGAGGAGACGGCTCGGGACAAATATGCGGACTTTCAACAGGTCGCCTATAACCCGAACCTTCCTGTAACCGATGTGATGGCCCAGACAATTCAGGCGTCCGAGATCGGACCCGATGTCATCTATTGGCTCGGGAGCAATCCGAAAGAGGCCGCAAGGATTTCCCAGCTATCGCCCATCTTGCAGGCACGAGAGATCGGTAAGATCGAGGCCAAACTGACCTCGGACCCGCCGGTCAGGAAAACATCATCCGCCCCGGCTCCGATTGCGCCGGTTGCGGCTCGCACAACCGGAGGCGCGTCGTATGACACGACAGACCCCCGGTCGCTGAAGACCATGACGACCTCGGAGTGGATCGAAGCAGAGCGGCAACGGCAGATCAGGAAGCTACAGGCCCAACAACGTTAAGGTGTTGAAATCATGTCTAATTCTCTGTTGACAATTGATATGATCACGAGGAAGGCTCTGGAAATTCTGGAGAACAACCTTGTGATCACCCGCACCGTAAACCGCCAGTACGACGACAGCTTTGCGGTTGAGGGCGCCAAGATCGGCTCGACCCTTCGCATCCGTCTGCCTGACCGCGCTCTGGTCACGGACGGCGCGGCGCTTCAGGTTCAGGACGACAACGAGCAGTATACCACGCTCGCGGTCTCCAGCCAGAAGCACATCGGCGTCAACTTTACGACCGCCGAACTGACGATGCAGTTGGACGACTTCGCTGAGCGCGTTCTCAAGCCTCGTATTTCGCAGCTTGCCGCCTCCATCGACGCGGACGTTGCGAACAGCTTCAAGTATATCGGCAACTCGGTCGGCACGCCCGGCACGACGCCGGCGACCTCGCTGGTCCTGCTTCAGGCCCAGCAGAAGCTGAACGAGAACGCTGCGGTCATGTCGCCGCGCTACGCGACGGTCAACCCGGCTGCGAACGCTGCGCTGATCGAGGGCATGAAGGGCCTCTTCAACCCGGTTTCGGCCATCAGCAAGCAGTTCAAGAACGGCATGTTCGGCGAAGGCATCCTCGGCTATGACGAGCTGAATATGTCGCAGTCGATCAAGCAGTTCACGACCGGCTCGCGCACCGGCACCGTCACGGTCAACGCGACCGTTACGACCGAAGGCTCAACGACTGTCGTTCTGACGGGTCTTACGACGACGACGATCAAGGCTGGCGACGTGTTCACGATTGCCGACTGCTACGCCGTCAACCCGCAGACCCGTGAGTCGACTGGCTCGCTGTATCAGTTCGTCGCTTTGGCGGACGTTACGGCGTCCACGACGGCTTCGGTCACTGTCCCGGCAATGTATTCGGCCGGTCAGGCGCTTGCCACGGTCGACGCGCTGCCGCAGTCCGGCAAGGCCGTGACCTTCGTCGGCGCCGCCTCGACGCAGTACCCGCAGAACCTGGTCTATCACAAGGACGCCATTGCCTTCGCGACGGCCGATCTGCTGATGCCGCAGGGCGTGGATATGGCTTCGCGTCAGGTTCACAACGGCATCTCGATGCGTATCGTCCGTCAGTATGACATCAACAACGATAGACTTCCGTGTCGCATCGATGTACTCTATGGTTACAGCGTGATCAGGCCTCAAATGGCCGTAAGGCTGTGGGGTTAAGTTCTATTGGTTTCAATGGCTTACAAGGTAAACATGAAAATCTTGCAAAGCTATTGTTCCGCGTAGAATAGACGTGTTACACTACGCCTCCATTTAAAGGAGGCGTAGTGTGGAAGATAAGGTCTGCTGCATAAAAGGGTGCGATAGTCCGGTTATTGCGTTGGGGCTGTGCAACAAGCATTGGCGGCGCAACAAGAAGTATGGATCGCCAGTGGCCATAAAAAGCCATAGCGGAACATTCCGAGGGTTGCCCGCTGAAGAACGGTTTGCCAGATCCGTCGAGAAGACCGAGGGTTGTTGGACTTGGAAGGCTAGTAGGGACAAGGACGGATATGGGATATTCAGAGGTATGCTAAACGGCGTTATGTTTACCCGCGCGCATCGTTTTTCGTATGCATTGCATACGGGGGACATGCTTGAGGATAGACACGCGCTACATACCTGCGATAACCCAAGCTGCGTCAACCCGGCGCATCTGTTTCCGGGCACCAACGCCGACAATATGCGCGATAAAGTGCAGAAAGGTCGGTCTAGGGCCCCGCTCGGAGAGCAGAATGGGCACGCTGTCCTTACTGAACGCCAAGTCAAACGAATCCTTAAAGACCCTCGTCCCTATGCTGAAATAGCGGCCCAGTATAAAGTCGCTTCTACTACCATAGGCAGCATAAAGCAGCGGGTATCTTGGAAACACTTAGACTAGGAGTTCTGAATCATGGCAATCACTACTCAGGGCGCGTCCTATCCGCTCGAATCCTTCGGCCCCACCCCGGCGCTTTCGCAGGGCACGGGCGGCTATCAGTTTTCGGCGGGCGTGCGCGGCGAACCTTTGATGCGCGCGCAGGCGGCATCGGCGGATCTGACCGGCGCGACGGTTACGATTACGGCG